CGGAAATACTCTCTCTGCTGGTGCTACTACGGTGACGGGGGACTTGTGGCTTACCCAGACCACGGCATCCACATTTACCCCGAATGGATGGAACGCCACTTCTGCGCGATATGGCTCGGCTAAATCCACGGGTTCTGGCGATGCGGGGTGGTTCTGGCTTTCGTCTGCCGAGACGGTTGGTGGCGCGGTCTGGACAGATATGAGCGTGGGGAAAACCTACATTGACTCCATCTACGACAATAGCGCGGGAGACATAACGCTACGGGTTCGGACGCTCGGAACACCTATTGAGGTGGCAACCTTCGATGACTCCGGTGCCTCCATCACAGGCACCCTTGCAAGCGGGGCGCACGTTATTGGTGGCGCAGATGGCGCAAGTGGCGACCTGCATGTGCTGCAATCGGCAGACGGGGTATCGAATGGTATTGCCGTAGAGAATGCATCAGGTGACGATCTGAGGCTGTACGTTGGTGCTGGTGGGCGCAGATACCTTACGGCTGATTCTACGCAGGTGATTGGTTATGATACTGACGACCTGAGTATAGAGGTAAACACCTCCATCACAGGCACCCTTGAAACAAGCGGTGATTCCATTCTTGGCGGCAGCGGTTCTGCGTATGAAACATGGGACGCAACTGGCGTTCCTGACAACTACATCGTTAGGGTGTCACAGTCAGGATCACTTGTTGCAGACATGGGAATTGGTCCCGCAAACGGGTCGTTTTCAGCAGGGATGTGGATTCAGTCCTACCTGTCAACAGATGCTACTGACGCTCGTGCTATTGTGTTGAATCCTGTTGGTGGCGGTGTTGAGACGGGAGACCTTTCAGTATTCGGCACCCTTGATGTGTCGGGGCAAGCGAGATTCAGGGATTCTGCCCTGACCGCAAGTACCACATACGATGACGTTGTAATCGAAACAACGGGCAACACGGGCTTGTCGATTTTGACCAACTCGACAACGGGTGACGCGGGTGTTATGCTTGGCTCGCAGACCAGTACAACTGGGGCGATGTTTCGCTATAATGAAACATCCGCAAACGCCGTACTTGCCACCCGTGTAGTGGGTCACAGCCTGATTTTGCGTAGTGATGCCAACGTCACAAACCTCACCCTCTCTGGCGCAAGCGGTTCTGAGTTAGCCACCTTCGCAGGCGATGTGACGGTTGGGTCTGGAAGCGGGACGGTTTTATCCGCTGGGCAAAACCTTGTGGTTCAGGGCACGGGAAACAGCGGGATAACGATTGGGTCTGGAAATTCAAGCAAGGGCGTATTGCATTTTTCAGATCCCGATAACGGCGCAAGGGGGTTCATTGAATATCAGCACAGCACCGACACGCTCTCAATAGGCGACAACGGATCCTCTTTTATGACTGCTACGGGCGGCAACGCCACGTTTTCAGGCGATGTGACATTGAGCGCGGGGTCATTAACATTCAGTTCGTCTAATACTGAAGTCGCAACCAGTTTCATTTCTGTTGGACAGTCGGCACAACCCGCCCTTGAAGGTGCTTTCAGGACATTCAATGGTGTTGCAGGTGGACTGTATGCCAGAAACTTTGCGAACAGCAACAGCCTCCCACTTGTTCACCTTGATACGTCAAACACGGTTGTCATTGGTGAAACAGGGGTAAACGCATCTGTACCTGCAAGCCTTACTGTTGGTGCCAACCTGACATTGAGCGCGGGGGTAATCAACCTCTCCACTGGATACGAGATCAATTTCGGTTCGTCTGGATCGCTCTCGCTTCAGTCTGCGATTCTGGAACTGGTAAACGATTCCAACCCGCTTCTTCTCAATGGTTCGTCGATCCGCTTCGAGGATAGTGGTGTAGAATTGGCAAGGATGAACAACGGCTCTTTCATCCTCGGCGCAACCAGCACCGCCAATAACGCGCAGTTCTACGCCACGCAGACGTATAGCAATGCGAGTGGGAATGATATAGCGCACAACTTTTCAGCCGATCAAGACGCGGCCACCACGGGCACGATACGCGGTCTTTACGAGTTCCTGCAAACAAGCCACGGATCGGGTACTGTTGCGGCGATCCGTGCTGTGACGGGATATGCTTACGTTGGTGGCGCGGGCAACGTGACTGCTGCAACGGGTCTTTACGCAAAGGTAGACAGCGCCAATGCTTCTGCCACAATCGGTTCGGCATACGGGTTGTTCATCGACTCATTTTCTGCCACAGGCACAATCACGAACGGTTGGGGCATCTACCAAGCGGGTGCAAGTGAAAGCAACTACCTCGCTGGCGACCTCCGCATTGGCACTACGAGCGCAACGGGTCATGGGAATGAGGTTCTCAGGGTTCTTGGGGGTAATAGCCCACAAGTCAATTTTGACAGTGGCTCATCAGGTGCCGTGTACCTTCACGTTACAAATTCGACAACGGGAAACACCTCCGGTGACGGGCTTCTATTCGGTATAGATGCGAGCGAGAACGCTATATGGAGAAACAAAGAGGCCACAGCATCCCTGTTCTACACCAACGACACCGAACGCTTCCGTGTAGCCTCTGATGCCTACGCTATCGGGATCGGGACAACTGATGTGGAGAGTTGGGGAGCAACCTATACTGCTCTTGAAATGCCATCGTCATCCATTGTTGGCAGAACAAATAACCCATATCTATACGGGGTATCAAACGCCTATTTCGATGGCGGGTGGAAGTACAAAACAGCGGCGGCGGCAAGCAGGTGGTTTATAGGTGATGGAGCGGTTACGCTTTCAACAGCCGCATCAGGCTCGGCAGATGCCACCCTCACTTGGTCAGAAAAGATGCGCCTCACCAACGGGGGTATGCTCCTTGTCGGCGACACGGAAAACGCCAACATGACGGTGGGCTTGACGCTGAATCAGGGGGCGAACGATGACGAAATCATCAGTCTGAAGAGTTCTGACGTTTCGCATGGAAGGACAGGCGTATCGGAAACAGATACATTTTACTCCATCAAGAAGCGGAACGGAGCAGAGGGGGGTGTTAGGGTTAACGCGCTTGCCGAAGATGCCGCAGTAACAAGTGTATATACACTGGATGCCTATGGCGGCACAGCCGACACCACAAAGACATCTTCCGGCATTGGCCTCATTAACTTTTACGCACAAGAGCATGATGGATCAAACGGCGCGAGCAACATAACCGCAGATGGGAACGTGCTATCTGTCCAAGCCCGTGTTGGCGGTGTTACCCGCGCCTTATTCCTCATCGATGAAGACGGAGACTACCACTACGACGGTGCAGACGGCGGGGCCTTTGACACCTACGAGGATGCCCACTTGATTCGCGCCTTCTCCCGTGCTGTCTCTGATCCAAAGCAGGTTGTCCTCTCCAAGTGGGATGAGTACGTATCCTACAACGAGGATCTACTGTGTGAGATTGGAGTGCTTGGCGCACCGGTCAAGGAGGGTGGGCTCGTCAACGGTGCCATGCTCAACCGTGTCATGGTTGGTGGTATCTGGCAGAACCACGAGGCCATCATGGACACGAAAGACGAAGTGGATGTCCTCCGCGACGAACTCGCCGAGACAAAATCACGCCTTGCTATCGCAGAATCTAAACTCAAACAACTACCACAAGCATAATGCCTAACATCAAGCGCAAAAACATCGCAGCGGCACCCGCTCCTGCAAACTGGCACGAAGTACGTGTCGGGTCACTGGTAATCTACCGTGAGAACCGTCAGGAAATCGCTGGCTACGAGGACGCAGAAACGCCTTACGTCAACGAAGATGGTGAGTTCATGTACGTGGACTCCGAAGGTGGGCAGGGCTACTTCGCCGAAGGCAGCGAGCCTGAAGGATGGACGAAGAACACCCGCCTCCAGAAGCAGCCCGTCTACCGTGACGCCCGTGGCTCTATCAGTAACGTGCAGATCGTTGAGGCTGACGCTGACGGCAACGCCATCGCTCGCGGCACAGAAGGCTACGCCGAGTTCGGTGCCTTCTCTACGGAAGACCTCCGCGCCCTGGCTGGCGAGAACCCGGAAACCGTTGGCGCAAAATACGTTGCGGCAATTGAGGCCCTTCGGGAACTTGCTGACGCTATCTACGTAGCGGTAAAATGACCACCATATTCGTCATAGCATCCACGGTGATAATCATAGCGTATGACATATACGCTGCTGCGGATCGTGACGAGCTAACCATAAGCCAGCTAATGAACCGATCAGCCCGCAAGTGGCCCATGATTCCCTTTGCATGGGGAGTCCTGATCGGACATTGGTTCTGGCCCATGTAAAACCATCAAGTGAGGGATCACATGAAGTATAATGGAGTCGAAGTATTCGGCATCATGGCGAGCCTAAATGCCGCCAACTCAACTAAAGGCCAAGGCCGACAGTTTATTCGCACGAACAAGAAGCGCTTCGGGAAAGCATACACGGAGATCATCGGCTGGTCCGGCGACTTCGAGGATGAGTACGAGGAGCTTGAGGTTCAGCGTTCACAAGCTGGTGACGTAGTAGGTTTCACCTTCAACTTCGAGAAGGGCACGGACGGCGTGAAGGCATTCAACGAGTACCTCCAGGGTGCTGAGTTTGATGTGGAGCCGTACCTGATGACTGAGGAAGTCATGGCCTTTGTCGATGGCGTAGACCTGAATCAGGAGCAGGCGCTTATGTCGCTCACCCTTGAGTTCGCCAAGGCCAAGGCAGAAGCCGAAGCTGAAGCCGAAGAGGAGTAACCACCCGGCGTGTTGAGGGACACGCCTGATACTGGGGAACGCGGGGCGCTCGCGGACACCGCACGATCCCTCTACGTGAGCGTCTCGCCCCCGCCTTTCCTATGGAACCAGTAAAACCAAAACAACCACAGCCTATCCCCACGGAGCCTCTGGACCACTCAGAGCTTCCTGACGATGGGCAAATATACAGGGACTTCATTATGAGCGAAAAACTAAAAGCGTGGAGATCGAAGACCATCTTCCGCTCCCGCACCATCATCTCCGTAGCCGTGTCCATCCTTGGATTCGTTTTCGTTAGCCTCCTGGGGCTTGATGTGAATATCGGTGAATTTATCGAAGCTGCCGACGGCCTACAGGTCGGTGAGTTTGTTCTTGCCTCGGGTGCTATCGCTGCTGCTTTCTTCCGCAAGTACGCAAAAGCCGACCTGTCCAAGCCCAGTGATGGCTGATAGCCGCTTCTGTAACGGGCAGTTCCACGAGGTGCGTCTTTTTTCCCTACGGGAATACGGGCGCGACTTCCGGGTGTCGAAACACTTCACCCTAAAGGAATTTGCCTGTGCGGACGGGTCTGATATCGTCCTCATTCATCCAAAGTTGCCCGCCCTGCTTGAGTCCATCCGGCTTGAGTTCGGCGGGCCTCTTTTTGTCAATAGCGCATACCGCTCACACAGCCACAACGCCAACGAAGGCGGGGCAGAGCGGTCAAAGCACCTCCATGGTTATGCGGCGGACATCTGGGTTCCCGGTGTCTATCCAAGTGATATTGCTGCATACGCGGAACAAGAGGGTGCGGGTGGCGTAGGGCGGTATGAGACGTTCACACACGTAGATGTATATAGTGCCAACAGGCGCTGGAGTAACTAGTATGTCGTGGCAAAACAGAGCCTATCAGATGCACAGAGCCGGACTCTCCGGGCGTGAGATCAGTAGGCAGCTTGATGTCCCGAAGTCAACCGTTAACGACTTCCTACAGCCCATGAGGGCGCTTGAGTCGAATGACGGTGCGAAGATCCTTGTCTTCGATATTGAGACAGCGCCCATGGAGGCATATGTATGGAACCTATGGCCTAAGTTCATCGACCACGGGCAGATCATCGAAAGCTGGTCCGTCCTTACGTGGTCTGCAAAGTGGCTCGATGAGCCGCACATGATGAATGCAAGCGTAGACCCATCCGCCCCTCGTGATGACTTCGATGTATGCGAGAGGCTGTGGCAGTTGTTCGATGAGGCGGATATCGTGGTTGCCCACAATGGCGACAAGTTCGATATTAAGCGCATGAACAGCCGCTTTTTCCTCTTGGGCCTACCGGAGCCAAGCCCCTACCGCTCTGTCGATACGCTGAAGATCGCCAAGCGCAAGTTCTCCTTTGAGAGCAACCGCCTTGACTACATAAGCAAGGTCACGGGTGGACCGGGTAAGGTGTCGCACGAGGGCTTTGCGATGTGGCGCAAGTGCCTCTTAGGAGACCCTGACGCCCTGGAAGCCATGCAGCGATACAACGATGGCGATGTTTATGAGCTTGAGCGCGTCTACAAGGAGATGCGGGGCTGGGATCACCGCCATCCTAACGTAGGGATGTACACCGATGAAGAGATGGTTTGCCCGGTTTGTGGGAGCGATGAAGTCGAAGCCACTGGCAAGTACTACACCACCCAAACACAAAAGTACGCAACATTCCGCTGTACAGGATGCGGGAAGATCAGCCGTTCGCGGGCATCTACATCGGTCTCCAACCCGAAGAGAAAGGGACTGATTCCCTCCTGATCGACCTACTTAACTAACCAATCCTTAACGTCAAGGCCGAAGGTGGGAAATACCGCCTCGGCTTTGGCGTTTTCGGTATTACAGTACTTCGTCTTTATGTGGTCGAAGCTCCACTTATTTTCCTCGGGAGTCTTGATGTCGATGGCCCAGTTCACCGTGGTCAAGTGGTGGCACTCCCCATGCTTCACAAACCGCTTCGGACCTCCATCCACGTTGATGTTCAGGTTCTCCGCGTACGGGCGGTAGGCGCAACGCTCGAGCATCTCACGGCTCATGTACTTACCCGCCCCCAGGACGGCCCTCCAGTGCAACAGCATCTCTCCTGTGACCTGGTCGAGGTAGTAGCAGGAGCCAAGCTCAGAGAACACGGGGCGCTCCTCCTCTATCCACCGGAAGTACCCTGCGTGGATGATGTTGTCTGAGCCAACGATCATAGCACCGTCACACCCAACGGCTCCCTCTATCGTGTTGTTAAACTTGGCTGACAGCGGCTCGTTATCTGTGCAGACCACGGTACAGTCTGATATGTCAAAGGGAACCCCCTCTGAGGCTCCCAAGATGATCGAAATGTCCGTATAACAGCGAAGGTCTCGGTAGTAATCCAAGACCTTCTCTGTCAGTTCATAGCGTTTCCAGATCGGTATGCAAACTGCGATTCTCATTGCTGTCTCACCCTGTCGAGATTGTGGAATGTGCCGTCCTTGAAGAACAGTTCGGCTGTGCCAATAGGGCCACTACGCTGCTTCGCCACAATAAGTTCCGCCACGTTGACAAGGCTTCTACCCGTCTGGTCATCCATCGTAACGCCGTAATACTCGGGCCTATGGATGAATGCGACGTTATCTGCGTCCTGCTCGATCGCACCAGACTCACGAAGATCGGACAATTGCGGCCTAGCATTCAGCCCTCGCGTCTCAACGGCACGAGAGAGCTGCGAAAGAGCGATTACCGGCACGTCTAGCTCCTTAGCGAGACCCTTGAGGCTACGTGAGATGGTTGCCACCTCTCGCTCGCGGCTCGTTTCACCGGGCGATGTCATAAGTTGCAGGTAGTCCACAACGATGAGGTCTAAGCCCTCCTTCATTTTCAGGCGGCGGCACTTGGCGCGAAGCTCCGTGGGCGTCATGCTGAAGGCATCGTCGATGTAGAGCGGCAGCTCACTGAGCATCCCTGCGGCTCGTGTCAGGCGGCTCCAGTCATCATCATCGGTAAAGCCGCGCCGTGCCCGCTGTGGGTCCACCTGCCCTACCTGCGTGAGCAGTCTCTGCGTAAGCTGTGTGCCGCCCATCTCCAACGAGAAGAACGCCGCCCTGTGGCCTTTTTTTGCGGCATTCAGGGCCACCTGCATGGAGAATGCAGACTTACCCATGGCGGGGCGGGCGGCTACAATAGTCAGGTCCGTCTTCTTCCATCCGGCTGTGATCGCGTCAACTTGGTAGAAGTCTGAAGGGATGCCAATCACGCCACCATCAGAGTTACGCGCCTCCTCCAGCTCATCCAGTGCTGGCTTCAGCAGGTCTGCCACAAAGGATCCTGTCTCCTTTTTTCCCTCGGTGGCAATGTTGAAGATCATGTTCTCGGCCTTGTCAACGGCCTCCTCGACGGTCTCCTCCTGAGACATCGCCATGTTTATGATCTGATCCCCTGCGCCCGACAGCTTGTACCACTTGTCATCACGCGCAACAAGGTTAGCGTAGTGTACGGCATTCTGCCCGAACTCGATACCGCTCTGCGTGAACAGGTCCGCGCAGTAAGTGGAAAGCCCGGAGCCATCCGTTGACTTAGAGGCGTGGTCAACCACCGTAACCAAGTCGACAGGGACAGAACTGTTAAACAGGCTGACCATGGATGTGAAGACCAGTTTATTCTGCTCCCCGCGAAACGATTCAGGCGTGACGATGCCGATTACGTCAATCAACTTGTCAGCATCATTCAGGATGGCCCCAAGCAGAGCCTGTTCATTTTTTATATGTTGCATAAACGTCAAGTGCCTCCTTGATGTACTCTGGTATTTTTGACCCCGGTGCATACCCATCTAGCGCGTTCCTTACGCGCCTGATGGCATAGTATGATGTGGTGTGATTTATCCTACCCAGGGCGTAGGATGTCTCTGCCAGCGTTGCCCCTCCTTCCCAGATGGCGTACATGGCCGCAGCCCTCTTGTCTGCGATGTCCGCCGTCCTTCTTGGACCCAGCAACTGGTCCGTTGTTCCTCCCACCCTGCGCATATACTCATTGTGCATCGGAATGTGGGCCACCTTGATGTTATGCTGGGTCTCAATGTCATTCCACGTTCTGCCGCGAGGGACTCGGGTTTTTTTCCGCGTACCCCCACGGCGCATCCAGCGTTTGATCTGTGAATCGACAGAGGGCTTAAAGTGTCTACTGTAGGACATTGTTCAGTTGTTTTATTTTCTCCTCACCCAGTTCGTCGGCCATCTTCGCGCAGTTGTAACCTGCCAGCAGGTCGATACCGTATGCCACGCCGCTCCAGAACATCGGATGGTCCTCTGCCTCGTATGGCGGGGCGTTCACATCGCGGTACGCCTCTTTTCCATTCTCCATGCTGTACTTGCTCCAGTACCCGAACGCCTCCTCCGCCGTCTCCTTGAGCGGCTCAATGCCATCCAAGATGCCAGTCAGAACCTGTTTCATGTTGTTGTAATTACGAGACTTACGGGCAATCTCGTCGCGTTCTTCTTTAGTTAGTTTCTTCGACATAGTGTAGCTCGTCTAAAATTTGAATAGTTTTCTGTCGTGTGCGGATCTTTTTTCTGCGGTAGGTGGCGTACTTTGTTTCGCCATCTTCGTTATACGGCAGAAGTATCTCATCCCAGTAGTCCAACTCCCGATAGCCATCGGGGGCTTTGTACATATCCCCGTCACGCGGCCCGCCAATAACTTTAAGCCGACCCATGTTCACCTCCTTTTTTTAGCCCCCGGTATTCGATTGCCATCTTCTTGAGGCGCAACCACTCCTCCAGCTCCATCACGGTGTAGACGGTGCGGGGGTGGCCTTTGCCCTTATCGATGTAGAAGGTAACAACGTGCTGCTTACCAGTCAAGTATCTTATCGCGTTCTTCACGAACCACCGTACCACGTTTTCCCACTTGAACCGCTTGCACTGCCAGCGATACCAGCCTATCGTCCCATCGTCGCTCGCCTCGAGCCCCATAGACCGCCCATCTGATGCCCATGCCCGCTGTGCGGGAATTCCGTGAGCCTCACAGCGTTCTACGATGTACTTTTCGGCCCCGTTGCCTCTAATCTTGTTCTTTGCGCTCATTTCTCACCTCGTTTGTCTTTTCGGATATCACGCTTTACACAAGCTCTGATGTAGGAGCTTATGGACTCATAGCCCCCCTCATCTATCCGCTTGCTTATCTTCACCATCAGCCACTGGGGTATATTAACCCTGACCCTTGATGCCTCTTGCTTATCGCTCATAACATCCTCCATCCGTTATCAGTGTAGTGATGGGCACGGTGAGTGTAATTATCTGCACTCGATGCCTTGATATCCTTCAGCGCCCGGTCCATCTTGCGCCGACCTGCATCCAGCCGCTCCCAAGACAGCTCAATACAGTCGCACTCATTCAGGTGTTCCCGCTCCACAGCGATGAACCTACCGCAATCCAGACCAGCCAAGGCAGTGTAGTGCCCCATCTGTCGGTCGTAGTCGTAGCGAAACAGCCTCGCCGGGAATCGGTGGACCTCTTCGCCCGTAGTCTTAACGTCTGCCACGTAGTCGGGGCCAAGTAGGTCGAGCATTCCCTTGACCTCTAAGCCTGTTTCCTGGTGGGTTGCCGTAAACACTACTTGTGCCTCAGACTCAGACACCGCCTGAGAGGCCGTAGGATTACCCCTAACGGAGTCTAGCATTCTTTTTAGGTTATGGTAGTCCTCGTTGGAGATCGTCGTTCTACGGGCCGCTGAGAGTCTCATATCGACCCACGGCTTCAGGTTACGCCAAGTCTTTGGGTCTACCCGCTTGTAGCCAGCGTAGTCGAACGCCTCGCCCATCTCGTAGTCGAGCATCATGGCATCTACCAGCCGCTCTTGCATGGATGATGAGGGGCCCATGATCCCGGCGGGCATGACGAAGTAGTCGCGCTCGAACAGGTGCGGCTCCAGTAGTAGCGTATCGAACGCGCTACCCATAGCCATGGGCCTGGTCTTGCGCTGGTCGTACATCCCACCCAGTTTAGCCTTGTAAAGCGAGGGCGAGCGGTAGAACAGGCTCACATCGCTGTTACTGATTCCGGGTAGAGCGAAGTACTCTTCCTGCGTGATGTCGTGTCTTTTTATATTTGCGTACATTATGCCTCTTTTGTCCAGTATTCGCCCACGAGCTTCCAGCCCGTTGGGTCAAACTTTTTCCCCTCGGTGTGGAGCCGACCTTGCATCTCAAGGAACTCCGCCTTAGTCAGCTTGGCCTGCTTGGTGTTAATCTTCCCGAACCGCTTGGCCTGTGTCAGCCACGTAGCCGCATGGCGCTTGAACTTCTCAGGCGTTGGGCCTCCACCGCGCTCGTCCCAGTATGCGAGGAACTCGTGCGCCAGTAGCTCTGATTCGGTGGGCGTGAGACCACGGCTCTCGTAGTACTCAATCACCCGATCAACATACTCTTTAGGACTCTTTAGTGACTCTTTAGTATAAGAAGGTTCACTGGTGATGTCATCTGATGTTTCACTGGTGATGTCATGGGATGGTTCACCGGTGATGACATGGTCGGGTAGGAACTTTGCCTCGTCAGCGAAGGCGAAATAGGATGTTCTGTCCCATCGGTTCTCACTCAGGTGAGCCACCACCAGCACCCCCTCGTCAACGAGCGAGCGGACCATGCGGCCCACCTTCTGCTTGTTCCACCATGGGTGTCTAGCGGCGATCTCCTTGTGGGTGTTATGCGTGTAGGTGAGCCCATCATGCTGGTGTCTACCGGATGCCTTGTTGCCACTAATGAACACCCGGAAGTAGTTGATCAGGATGGCCCGGTCCAGCCCATACTTCATCACCTCGTGGACGTAGAATTGCTTGGCTTCAGTTTTCATTGCTCAGTACGTGTTGGATTGCAGTATCCCTCATCGGCATCCAGCGCCCCTCGTGGAGAACCTCGACCGCCCACCCGGTGGGTAGGTGGGACAGTCGAAGCTCCCAAGGAGTAGCGTCACGAAGTGCCATTAGCGTGTTATATGCTTCGTTCAGCGTCATTTTCTCCTCCTATTTGCGGTACATGTAGATTCCAAGCTGGAACTTGGTGAAGGCGCGGCGCAGGGCCATGCTCTCAGCGATGGACTGGTAGTCCCCGTAGTTGTCAGTGGCAGAGTCCTCACTACCTGTGCCCTCGCGGGTGTATGCCCCGTCAGAGGCGTAGATAGTGACGCGAACGCGCATCTCGAACTTCTGCGAGATCGGGCTGTGGGCGGCGTGAACCACCTCGTAGTCCCAGTGCCCCTCCGTCACCGCATTTGCGATGCTCACGACCTCGTACCACGGAATGTAGGAGATTCTATTCCCCTTCAGCGTTTTGCTTTTTTCCCGCGTGGGGTATGGCTGTGCCAGTTCCTTTTGGATCTGCGCAATGGTCTTGGTTGGCTTTTTTTCGATCATGTCTACCTCTACAAGGTTGAATCGCCTGATAAGTTCAGACAAGGGTGTTGATGTCATCGTCGTATACGTCGAAGTCGTGTGAAAGATCCTCGTTTACAATCTCCTGGATCTCAAGGATGGCCTCCATGTCAGAGGGCTTGATAGTCACGAGAAGCGCTGTCTCGCTCAGTGGTCGGATGTCCTGCACCAGCTCGCGGATGCGGTCCAGTGCGGCTGTCTCAAGTGCGTTGATGTTCATCTGCATACCTCTGCAAGGTTTTGAATTTGGCTCCCAGTGGGGAACTCGTGGTTTTGGATTGCTTCGCGCCAGCCAGCATCCTGACCAGCACTGTGTCCTAACTTGTACCCAAGGTACGAATAGAGAGTTAGAGATGCAACAATCAGAATGAAGATTCCGGTGTGTGCTACGATTTTTTTCACTTTTTTTCCTCCGGGGTGGTGTCGAGAAGGTTGTCAAGGACGATGGCCTGAAGCTCATCGCGTAGCTGGTCCAGCATTTCCAGGCCCTGTACGGCGTCCAGCTCAGGGAACCAGACAGTTACCCAGTCAAGACCTCCTTCTTTGTCGAGGGCGCGGAAGCCCATTGCTCCGCCTTCACCGCCGATTACCAGTTCCAGTTTATTTGTGTCGATTGATACAGTCATTTTTTTGCCTCGTATCGTTGATATGCTTCTGTGAGTGTGTAGAAGGCTGGGTATCTGCCCTGTGGATCCTCCTCCCTGATGCCTCCACGGTCTCCAATGGATATGAGGGTGGCATATTCATCTTCGCCCTCCATGAAGGCAACCCGGATTCCGTACTCTTTTTTTCCGTCCGGTGGCTCATCACCAAAGATCAGGTACGAGTACCAGTCCGGTTCCATGTCTTCGAGATCCCACCACAGACCTTTTTCTGTGGCCCAATCAAATAGTTTATCTTCAGTCATTTTTTTCGTGCCTCAACCTTGTTCTGCGTCATAGATTTCGTCGATCTCGACAGTGCCACCTTCCGTGTGCCCGTCGAAAAGGGTGCTATAGAAGATCCCGTCGACATAGACGGAGAGGCATCCATATACCCCGATACCGTCCTGCTCATAGTCCAGCTCGTAGTCTCTTCCCTGCCACCATTCGAGGTCGTTGTAAGTAATCTCTTTCGTAGTCATTTTTTCTGCGCCTCTGCGCTTGTTGCTTCGTCTGCCGCAATACTACGGCGGTTTTTTTCCCGGTGCAACTCGATCTGTGTTTCTTGACACAACCTTCACACAACTGGCCCCCAATGTGAAGAGATGAAGAAGAAGCGCCACCCCCTGTTGTGGGTATCAACTTTGTCACTATATTTGGTACAGATCGAATCACCAGCGCCCACGGAGGCACACCATGACTGAGTACAGACTAAGAAGGACTGACACGGGACGCAAGAACGGACGCTACCACTACGAGGTGCTATCGCCCAACGGGGAGGTGGTATCAGAGCGCCGCAGCAATCGCGAGTACGTGGCCGCGAACATCAACGGGGCGTTCTACTTCGGTAGAGTTGACCTCGTGGGCAAGGGCGAGCACGGGCGAATGCTCCGCGTCATCTCCGAGGGGTACTGCCGTGACGGTATCGACCCTGAGACCTTTCGCAAAGAGTTCCAGACAATCGCCTACCTGGTCCAGTAGGTATTTCACGGCCTCTTCACATAAAAAGATTTGGACCTAACATCCTGATCCCTATATTACCAGTAGTTAAACAATCGCCCACGGAGGCACACCATGACAACTCGCACAGAACCCATCGAAGCCAACGAAATCAAGGTCATCCGCGACCAGCTCGAGAAGGCTCAGGAGCATCTCGAATCCATCGACCACTTTGAATACCTGTCCACCTTAGAAAATAAAGCCCTCGATCGTGCATGGGAGATCATCGACGGAATCACTAGGAACACTCTTACAGCTTAGAGGAAACAAAATGAAAACTGAACTACGCTCAGACGAGGTAACGCTCACGCGCCTCGAGTTGCACCACCTCTCCACCTCTATCAAGGAGGTCATCAAGTACCTTGATAATGTCTCATTCGTCGGGGACCGCGCAGAGGAGATCCCTACGCTCGTAGGGAAGTCCCTTGGGACGCTGAAGTATGCAAACATCTCGCTTGATGTGCTAATAAAGCATGTGTTTGAAGTTGAGTGATCGGGAGGGTTTTTTTCACGGCCTCGGGGATCTTTTTTCCTCGGGCCTTTTTTCCTCGGGTCTTTTTTCCTCGGGGGGGTGCGCGTGTGCGCGTGTGCGTGTGCGCCCGCGTGTCTCGACTCGACCGACCCACAAAGTCAAGCACTTCACGCGATCTTCACACAAATTCACGGCCAGTTCATAATCCTGGATTCACGCTATCTTCACGGTACTTATCGGGGATTCTCCGTAATCTGGAAACGGAGCGAAGAGCGAATAAAAAAAAGGGGCAGTGTGAAGGATTCGTGAATTGGCGGTTCGCGTTGTTGGGCTCTCTTGCGCCGTATTGGTCTCGCGCCGTATATACTGGCAGTTCACGCAAACAAACCGGACTCGATCCATGGCAAAGCGAAAAAATATTCTCTCCGTAAATGCAGACGCAAAAACCACAAAAGGCACGAAGGCCGGATACCTCACTGGTATCCTATACTTAGCTCCGGCTAAAAACTCCGGGTTTGAAACGTGTAAGTATCGGACTGCAGGCTGTACAGCGGCCTGCCTGTATACTGCGGGGC